CCGACATGGAACGAGTTGAACTTTCTAAGCTCAACCATTTGCGTTTGCGATACCTTTAGTTATGTCGATGCTGTGCCAGGAGAAGAAGAAGCATTCTCTGTTGTTACCTTAAAACTTGGCAATCCGCTTAATTTTGTCACGGGGACCGCGCCAACCCGTAGACTCACGGCGGCCCAGGTTGGGCCACTGCCATCTAGCGGAGGGATTTCGTTTTGACATTTTGGCGCAAATGGTCTGGCTTGCCCTGGCAACTCGGCGCAGACCCAAGGGACGGTCGGGGAGCCTGCTGCTTCAGGACTGCCCAGGCGGTACGTCAGGAGCTGGGAATGTCCTGGCCGGCAGATCGTATGCGGAGCTGGTACACGGCGGCTGAGCGGGGGCACTGGAGGGAGCTGGACGAAGACTGGACCGAGCTGACCGAACCTATCGAGAAGCCTGAGGCCGGCGCCCTGATCCGCTTCGACCGGGGAGACGGCTCCTTTGGCATCGGCGTGTTACCCGACGAGAACACATTTATTACTGTCAGGCATTATGGCTGCTTAATTGCCGGTCCTGTCAACGCTTGCGGCTCACTTAAACTTTTTCGCTTACTGTGATTAAGTTACTCCCTTACGAAAAGCGTCTTGCTCAAATTCTGGGCGTATCGGAGGATGCGTACCGGGAATGGAAGGCGATTACGCTAAGGGAGTCAGTAGAACGGCCCGCTGCTGCTGAAGGGCCAGTATGCGGGCCATTGGTTCCTGTACTTGTTAATTTAGCGATCTCAGTTGGCGTATCGCTACTGTCTTCGCTGCTGTTCCCGGCGCGGCAACAATCGAGAATCACTACCACCAGAAAAAGCGGTACTCCAACAACTAACAACCAACGATCTTCGCCGCGCTTCGGGTTCGACTCGATGCAGGAACCCGCCAGGATCGGGCAATTTGTTCCCGTAGTAATTGCCAAACGCGAAAACAACCTTGGCGGCGTTCGTGTCGCAATGCCGTTGCTTTGGTCGCAGATGCTGGCCAACAACGGATCAGTAATGTTTCGTGGTATTTTTCTTGGCGGCACCGCTGGAATGCCGGCAGATGCTTGGGATCAAAGAGGCTGGGCGTTTGGTAACAACACACTTGGCGCTTACGCATACACCGGCACAGCGTTAAGTCAGGGAGCGCGATATTCCATATATTTTGCGCCTAACGGTGGGCGGATTAACTCAACCCAACTCATCGCCGGCAGAAGTGCAAGCAGAGATCCTGGCAACTCGCAAAACAGTGGCGGCCAAGATGTATTTGCGCTTGAAACCACAAGCGGTCAATACAAGACAGCATTTTGCATGAGCGAAACGCCGTCAACAAGTACATCGTTTGGCTTGTACGGCTGGTGCCCTAACGCAATGATGCACAGGCAACCAGTAACAATACAGCCAACCATCGCAGCAAGGATTGACGATGACGACAAGGTACGCACCGATGACGATGCAGCGGCCTTGGTAGAGATATGGAAAGGTAAATTCTATTGGTCAATGCGAAGCGGGTTGCGCAAGCGCAAGGCCAGTGGTTCTTCGACGTGGACAACTCCTGCGACCGGCGACTATCAAATCGTTACGCAAAGCGTTGCTGTTGGCGATTCGTTGCTTTACGCAATCAATGGCACTACTGATGCTAAGACAAAGATCCGATTTAATACCACCAATTCACGGGTCATAGATAATGATGCAGAGTCCGAAGCGGAAATGGGCGGCGTTGCGGCTGCTGTTGCCGGCGTACAAAACTCGGCAGATTCTGCCTTGGTCCCCAATGAACTTTACAGGATAGGCAGTTGCTGGGCAATACTCGAAGAAAGAATATCGGAAAGCCCTAGTGAGTCGATCTTTATTAGCGACTCAGAGCAGGAGCCTGTTGGCGATGGCAACAGCATGGAATATATCTTTACGGTAGTACAGGCCGGAAGCGTGCAATTCATTGGTCCTAAGTTTCTGTTTCCAGATGAATCCGGCACTACGATTCTGCCGCCAGAGTACAACCCAAGCAGTGATCTTGCCAACCTGCAAAGCGGTACTCAAGGCCGTTACAGGCTATGCTCTCAAGCTGCGCAAGTCTTTCGCATGGCAATAGCATCATTTAGCGCAGTGAGAGAGTTTAGGGTTTGCGAAATTATCATTAAGTCAAGAGTTGGCATAACCGTAAATGGTATAACGGGTTTCAGGTCATGCCCAAAAGTGCAGACCATCAACAGTCGCGCAGGCCAAAACCAAGTTGGCAAGACAGCGAATGGCGTTATATCAGTTTCTCGCTACGATAGCGGCGGAGATTCTATCACTACAAAGACACGTCGCTATAGCTGTTTCAACTTGCAATACAGCCTGGACCGTGGCGCAACATGGACGCAGTTCCCTGACGTTTTTGCAGTCGCCGGCATCAGCGGTGAAGAGATCCACAACTACTTAAGAATCGTTCTTCCATCTAACAAGCGATGGACGATTAGAACTGTGCCGGTTTCTAGTTGGGAAGTTCGCCAAAGTGCTATTACTCGAATCCTGGTGCTCGATACCAACAGCGGCGAAGAGGTGGAGTCTGCTGCTGCCGGCGTCACCGTAATATCAACTGGCTACATCATAAACCCAACAAATAGCAAGAACCGCAAAATCTCACAGCTTGAGCCTAAGTTTGACATTGGCCTTGGCTGGGACGACCCTGAGTACGAATCCATGATCGGCGGTTACGCTAGGTTCGATGAAGCATTCCCGTACGAAAATATCCAATCAAGCGTAAGCAATAGCCCAGAGCATCAAATCACGCAAATAAATTACTATGGCGATCTCGACATGACGCCATCTTATGAATCTCTGGCGCCTGTAGGCGTGAACATCTCAGCATCGCTTGAGTTCAACAGTCTTTCAGGTTTTAGCGGCTTTTGCAATAACGGCCATCAAATGCCTAGGCTATTAAACAACGACACAGAAGGGTCAAGCCATCTATGGCCAGACTGGTTACGCGAAGTAATGACCAATCCAGGGCTAGGCGCCTTCCCTCGCACGCAACTGGCGCAAATTGACAGGCCAAGTTTTCAGGAGGCGGCGCAATGGTGCCAGGACCGTGGCTACTTTTACGATAAAGTCGAAGATGAACCGCTAAACATTTTGAGCTGGGCGTCAGAGATTGCATTAGCGCATCTGCTCAAGCTGGTTCGACTTGGCGGCGTTTACTATCTTAAAAAAGCGATTGAGTTTGATGCGCCGCTTAAAGTAGAAGCGCAATTTAACAACGGCAACATCGAAGAGGGATCTTTCAGGCTAAACACTATTGACTATGCAACAAGGCAGCCGTTTATAGTACAAGTCAAATGGAGAGAAGAATCAACAGGAACAGAGTCGCCGCTGTTCGCCCGCGAGCGCGTGGCGATGGTGAGAGAAGCGAGTACCAGCGTAAATGCTCCAGTCAAAGAGCTTGACTTATCGGAGTGGTGTACTAACTACAGGCAAGCTATTGATGCTGCGTGCTACTACATTCGATTCGTAACCATACACGATCATCAAATTAGCTTTACAACATCGCCAGACGTACTAGCGGCGCAACTGCGCTCTAGCGGTTTCTTCATAATGGACTTTGACGCTGTTAGCTATAGCACTTCCTTCCAAGGCTTTATACAGAGAGACGGAACCATCGTCACCATTCGCCCATGGCTTTTGCCGGCAGGGGATGGCTACTATGATGCGATCACTTGGGATATGGACAACGACCCACAGGAGGAGCAGATCGTTGTGCTCGATGGCCTTGCTTCACCAACAGAGCGCTTCTTTGCGATAAGAAACGCTACCACAAAGCCCCGCGTCTACGAAATAAAGAAAGTCAACATCGACGGTGAAGGAGTCATCACCATTGAAGCGTTCCACCATCCCACCGATGCAAACGGTTATAGTCTGCTTGGGGCAAACTGGACTACATACGAGACTGACGCAAATTGGGTGATTGAGCTATGAACATCATCAACGCATTGCCAGGCATTGTGCCTACAGCGCGTTCGTTTACGATGGGCCAATGGCCGCAAAAGCGTGCCAAGATGCGCAATGGCCGAACAGTGCGATGGGCGCTTTGTAATAAGCCGTCTAACGACACAATGGATCTTACATGGGAAAACATAACTTACGCGCAGGCAGAGCAAATCTGCATAGTATGGGACAATAGCTACGGGATCTACGGCCATCTATCTCAAGCGCCGACCGCCAGGCTGACGCCAGAGATTTTGGCCGGCACAAGCGGAGAACTTAACAGATTTCTAGCTTCACCGTTCCGCAACGCAGTCTGGCGCTTTGTAAGTCGTCCGCAAGTGAAAGCGGCCAAGGCAGGGCGTTGCACGGTTACGATTACAATTAAAACAGAACCCGGCGGCAACGGCGGCACTGGCGGTGAATCACCGGAATGGCCGGCAACCTACAGGTATGTAAGGTGGAGGGGGATTCAGCGGTTTGCCCATGGGTACGGGGGCATAGGTGGCGCAGGTGAAGCAAGCCAGGAGAGCATTACTACTTCGTGGCTGCCATTGCAGGATGCCCAGGGCGGCCCAATAACCTACGGGCTGGGCGGTTTAGAGCTTGATGGTGAATACAACGCAATAAGGTACCTAGGGCCGTGGTCCTCAAATATACGCATTTACAGGCCAACCCCAAGCGGCGCCAGCATAGGTGGAAGTGTTGACGGATTTTATATGTACGCAGAATCTTCCCTTGCAATTACCAGTGGCAATTCAAATTATGGTTTTGGTATAATTTCTCCACCCTTCTCGTCTGCCACTATTGCCGAGTCTTCGGGCGTTTGGGAATTTGCTGATCAAAGCCTTCAAATACTAGAAGCCTGGGAAGGGTATAGCATTGAATAGCCCTTTGCTTTTTGTCCATCATGGCCCTTGGCCTTGGGGTAACACTGCCGGCGATAACTCCAACGAATTGGGAGCTAACGCTACCTGGCTATCCGGTTATCGTTGCTAGTTTCCGGTCGGCTTCATTCCCTGAGATTCTTGGCTCGCTACCTAGCGATTCAAGATGGAAGCTAACATTTGAAAACGTAAATGACGCGCAAGCATTGGCGCTGCTACTGCCATGGAGGGCCAGTGGTTGCGGGTTGTGGTCGCTAACACAACTGCCGGAAGAATTGGCGGGAGGCGTTAATAACGCAGACTTCAGAAAAAGGCTTACAGGAACAACGTGGACAATCGAAAGAGAGCCAACCAAGCAGTCGGTAAAGAAAGGCAGGTTTAATGTCACCATTGACCTTATCCATGAGTTAACGTTCGAGTCTGTCTATGGCCCGCGCAACTCACCACCAAATCTAGGCGCCAATCCATTACTGCTGAACCTATCTAACGTAATGTCAGTCGTAGCCGTACCTGTTACGCTCGATCCGTTCCTGCCTGTATTGCGAAGTGCCGGCCCAGTTGTCAACCTAGATTACGCAACTATTGACGGATTGACCGCAGTTGCGTTCCCGGTCTTCCTGGACAAAACCATCCGGCGCGATGCGGCAGTGGTGTTGATGCTCGATCTGCCGACGACAGACGCTACCGCTGTTGCGCTCCCGGTCGGCCTGGTGCCGCTGCTGCCGGCCCTGCGGAGCGCTGGCCCGGTGCTGAGCCTAGGCTTCGAGTCGGGCTTGACCGTGGCAGCTACGGGACTGACCCGGCCCTGATGCCGGCTATACTGCCAACAGACTCTTTCAGCTTGATATGGCCGTTACTAAGCAGGAATATCTTATGACCGCAGGCTTTACAAGCGCCAGCGTAGCAAACGCCTTGCGGTCTGCGCTTATCGACGCGGGGCTAATGACGGAATGGTTCGATAGCTTTACAGTTGGCGGAGACAGAATATGTCGAGTGTTGCAGATAGTTCACGATCCCACGAAAACCTATGGCACATGCTTTTATTATTTTACCATTGAGAACGGTGGCATAGCAGTTGCGTTAGCCACAAACGGTTGGGACGCTACAACTCCCGCGCCTATCAATGTCCCAACCGGAACGCAATACCTGGACTGGCATACCTTGCCGGCGAATAGTAGTGGCGTTAACCAGTCCGCCGGCACTGTTTTGTTTAATTATTCTACAACTTCCAATCTTGCGCTAGACAGATTTACGTCGGGCAGCGATACAAAGCAAAGCTGGTTTGTGTTCAGACAAACATCGACCGTAACAAGATCGCGCCCATTTACCTTTCTACATAAAGACATGGCGCTGCATTCGTGGATCGACTTAAGTAAAGGTTGCATTAGTGGCCTTACTCGCTTGACGGCATATACGAACAACAGAGCCGGTCTTGTTAATTTTCAGATTGACGAAAATTTACGCAGGTGCCTTTCTATTGGCTCGGCACTGCGGGGAGCTACTGGTGGGTACCACGGACAACAGTATAATGCTTATTCCTACTTTGGCGCAGGCTCGGAAGCGAATGGCAACAATCTCCCAAACTGGACTGCAAGCAACTGCGCTGCAACACCGCTTCCCGTTGGCAGAAACTCCGCCAACCCAGCATATACCAGTGACCATGTGCCTGTCTGCTCGAACATACCATGGAACCTTTGGACGCCAACAAGATTAGCCGATGACTTTGGTATTTACTTTCGTTATGATGCCAATGACATTGCACTTGGCGACCGCTTCGTAGCTCAGGCAGCAGTAAACGAGTGGCAAGTATTGGACTTTGCCAATAACGCAGTCCTAAATGATGGGGCATCAGCTTCCTTCTTGGCAAGAACTATTTAGTCATGGGCGTTATTGTCGGCTCTGATGGAGGTGTTCAAATCAACCTTGGCGGCGGACTGAAGTACGTTGCTAATGTATTCTCCTGGAATGTAAACATGGGACGCGATATGCTGCGAACTACGACGCAAGCCGATGAAGCCGAGAGGCGTACTGGCGGCCTTGCTGATTGGAGCGGTGACATTAGTGTGCGTTTGCAACTCTCTGACGATGTAAGCGTTGCGCAAAGCTCCTGGCAGATGCTGAATTTTGCGCTGACTGGCGTAGACGATGGCTTAAAGGCTGATCTTAAACTGATGCTGCAATCGCATCAAGTCTTGCCTGAAGACTGCGACATTTTTAGGACAACTATTCCTGGTATAATAAGCCTTGTTGGTACGGTCGTAATTGGAGACGTAAGGCTCGATTGCACGGACCCTGGAGAGCCA